CCACGGTATGCGTCTCGCCGCCACCGAATTAGGCATCACGCAGCGCGTCCTGCCTCCGGCTGGCGAACTGACCGTTTCAAGACACGAGCCGAATATGAAGAAGGCTCTCGGATAAAAAGGAGATGGCGTGACCCCATGAACACGACTTGAAAATCCCAACAGACGCCGCGCTTCGCCAGACTCTGTATCAGGATCTGGTGCGGCAATGTCTCGCCTCTCGCCAGGAGCGCTTCGAGCTCTACAAGCAGCTCCGCAACTACTACCTTTTCGGAAGTTCCGACGACAACGGGGCGCTCTACAACAAGATCGCCTCCACCGTCGATACGCTTTCCAGCTTCATCTACTCCCCGGCTTCGATCCGTTTCTCGATCCACCTTGGCGTCACGGCGCCCGAGGGAGAAGTCCTGAAGGTCCCGTCGATGGCGTCGGAAGTCTCCGATCAGTGGAAGCAGACAAAAACGCATCTCGTGTTCGGCCTGGGAGTGAAATGGTCGCTTGTCTTTGGCTGCATGCTGTTCAAGGAAATATGGTCTGCGGGCTCGAAAGCTTCGCGCACCTACCTCGTCGAGCCTCACCAGTTCGGCGTCCTGCGCGAGGACATCGTAGACATCGAAGACCAGGAGGCTTTCGTCCATTGCTACACCACGACGAAGACGCAGCTCGAGTCGGATCTCGAGGGGAACCCGCGCAAGGCAGCAATTCTGGAGTCGGTGGAGAAGCGCGCCTCGGCAGGGGATACGAACCAGTACGGCGAGGGCATGACGCGCCTGATCTTGAGCGCTGGTATTTCGACCGCCACCAGCAGCGGCATCGGCGGCGCCCCTGAGGGCGGGCTTACCGGTCACGGGTCGGGATCGTATAACTACGCGCCCAAGGTCGAGGCCGAGCTGCTGGACATGTTCGAGTTGTACGTGTGGAACGACGACGAGAACGATTACCAGATGGTCACCGTCGCCTCCCCGGACATCATCGTCTACGACCGAAAGAATGTCGGCGTGCACGGGATGGCTCAGTTCGTGAAACTCGCGCCCGAACACAACTGTTACGACTATTTCTGGGGGGAGTCGTTCGTCGCGCGGCTGACCTCACTGCAGGACTGGCTCACTCTGCGCCTGCAGCAGGTCAAGGACTTGATGGAAAAGCAGGTCGATCCGTCCTACGCCTTCCCAGGCTGGACCGGGCTGGTGGAGGAGAAGGGCCTCGCGTATCGCAAGGCGGGCGGGATGATCGCCAACCCGCCGGGCGCCGGCAAGCCCGAGAAGATGAGCGCGGAGTTCCCGCCTGAAATTTTCAAGGAGATCCACGAGATCTTCGCGATGTTCGACGATCAGGCCGGGATTCATAACGTCTTGCAGGGTAAGGGCGAGCCCGGCGTGCGCTCGAAGGGGCAGGCCGACCTGATGGCGCGCCTTTCCTCAGCGCGCCCGAAGTCTCGCGCGATCGTCATCGAGGAAGCCGCGGAGGATCTTGCGACCCTCAAGCTGCGCAATATCCAGGAGAACTCCAAGCAGCGCTTCGTTGCGAAGAGCCTGAAGGACGTGGAGGGCAGCAAGGACACTGTGTTCATCCCTGAGCAGTTCACCAAAGACTACGAAGTCAGGGTGGACGCGCATTCCACGAGCCCGATCTTCATCGAGGATCGCAAGCAAGACGCGATGACGCTCCTTGAAGCGAAGGCCATCAATCGCTCGCGCCTGCTCGAGATGTTCGATCCGCCCGACCTTCAGCTCCTGAAGGAAGAATTGAAGGGCATCGAGCAGCAGGAAGCGAAGATGGCGCAGATGCAAATGCAGATGGAGCAGGCCAGCAGGCAGAAGTAGCACGCCCGGACGCTAGTCAAAAGTCCTTGACAAGCGCGAAAACCCTAGTCTACAAGCCGTTCCCTATGGGGTCTGGCTGCTTTCCCCTTCAAAGGTGGCCCTCTGTGAGGAGTACGGCTATGGCCCGGCGCGGTCGCAGACACAAGCGCAAGTAAGCGCTTAAGGGGAGGCGTGACCCCTTCCTCCCATTTTTCAACAGGAGCGAGCAGATGTTCGTCGGAAGGCACGTCGGCTATCGAAAGCCCAAGCGGGGGTCGCGCAAGTGAGCGTTCCGCCTGAAGTGATGGCGAAGCTCGCTGGCGGCGGCGCAGGTGGCGCCAAGCCCGGCGGTGCGCCCGGCATGCCGCAGCCTGGAGCGGGCCCGAAACCCGGCGGCGCTCCGATGGCGAAGCCGCAGGAGAAGGAAGGGCTCAAGGAAGCCGCCCGCGTCAACATCCACATCGCCATGAACATGCTCGAACAGGCGCTCCCCGTGTTCGGCTCCGAGTCGAAAGAGGGGAAGTCGGTCCTGAAGATCCTGAACATGCTCTCGAAAGAATTCGGCCACCAGGATGCCTCCGACCTCGTGCCCGCCGAAGTCCTGCAGATGAATAAATCCCTCCCGCAAGCGGGCGGCGGCACCGAAGTTCAACGGATGCTGCAGAAGATGCAGCAGCAAGGCGGCGGCGGACAACCGCAGTCGCAAGCACAACCACAACCAGCGTAAGGAAACGATCATGGCCGCATACAGCACCACCCTCAATTCCCCCCCCTCTTCGGCTGGCCTGCGCAAGCCGACCGACTCCTCGCCGATGAACGGCATCGTCTACAACCCCCCGCGCTACGCGGAGATGGGCGGTCTCGACGCCTCGACGCGGACGAAGACGATCGTGAACAACTCCAAGTTCGACGTTGGCAATCCGCTCACCGTGAGCAAGCCCAACGGCGGACGCGGGTAACGAGAAGGAGTGACCATGCCCGCCGCGAATTCCCTCGAAAATATGACCACCGAGCAGTTGCAGGAGTCCACGCGACTCCTGCACACGCTGCTCAACTCGTCCGACACCCGCGAGCAGACGCTCAGGCTCATCAAGAAGAAGAACGGCGTCCCGATCCCCGAGATCGACGCGAAGGATGCCGTGCTCGCCGAAGTCGCCACCGAGCGCGCCGAGCGCCTGAAGCTCGAAGCCCGACTGCAGGAGCGCGACATCCTGGACCGGATCAAGGAGGAACGGGTCCGCGTGAAGGAGCAGAACAACCTGAGCGACGCCGACGTTCTCGAAGTCGAGAAGCTGATGATCGACAAGGACGCGCCGATCCCGAATTACGCGGCGGCGGCGAAGGTCTACAAGGCCTCGAAGCAGCTCGCGCAGCCCACCACCCACCAGCTCAAGCCGAACACCTGGGACATGCCCGAGAAGGACGTGTGGGCCCCCGGCATCGGCAACAGGATGGCGCTGAACAAGATCGCGCTGGAGGAAGCCTACAAGGCGTCGAACGAATTTCGCGCAGGAACAGCAAAGTGAGTGACCTGAAGCCCTCGGAAATGAGGAATCGCTACTCGATAGCGGCGAGGGCAAGCCTTGCCCATAGGTCGAAGCATCAGTCCGGAAAGGACAACCCCAACTACAAGGGCGGGACCCTCGACAAGAGCGGGTATCGCCTCATCAACATGGGGCGCGGCAAGCAGTACCCAGAGCATCGCATTGTGATGGAAAAGCACATCGGCAGGCCACTTCTGGCCGAGGAAACCGTTCACCACAAGAACGGCGTGCGCGACGACAACCGAATCGAAAACCTTGAGCTTTGGTCAAGTAGGAATCCTAAAGGCCAGAGGATAGAGGACAAAGTTTCATGGGCGCTTTCCCTACTTGAGCAGTACGGCGTTCCCAATCGGCCGTTTACAGCAAGTGACCTCTGTATGGCTGCGTCATGCGGTTTTTAATCTAAGGAGATCACCGTGCCGGTTTTGGGGCAAGGAGTAATTCCATCAGCGTCCCCCCTGGGGACCGAACTTCAGTACGTCACCCGCCGAGCCTTCGTCAAGAAGCTCGTAGTCCAGATCTACAACACGAGCCCGCTAACCGCGGCTCTCATCGCGAACGCGCAGCCCGCCTCCGGCGGCGTCTCGAGCGTCACGATTCCGGCGCAGGGAACTCAGTTCGTCAACATGCAGTGGGTCGGCTACGACGGCTCTTTCAACCAGCCCGTCGTGCAGCCCGGCGTCACGAACCTGGAGTTCGATCTCAAGGGCGCCGTGATCCCGATCCCGTACTTGGGCTTCGAGGGTCTGATCCAAGACTCGCACGATGTTATCCCGCTCATGGCCGCGCGCATGAACGACGCCGGCAACGTCTACTGCGATGGCCTTGCGACAGCGCTCGCCGGGAACATCACGAACACGCAGCAGGTCATCGGCCTTAATGGCGCCATCGACGACGGCACGAACCTCGTCGTGTACGGTGGGCAATCCCGCACCACGAATACGTGGCTGAAGTCCAAGCGCTACGCGATGGGCACCGTCGCCCCGACCCGCGCGCTCGTGATGCAGAACATCACAGGCACGTTCAAGAACTGCGGCGAGCTGCCGACCTTCGGCCTCATGGGGCCCGCGACGTGGCAATCCCTTGCGAACGACTTCCTGCCGAACGAGAGCTACGTCATCACGCCTGAGAAGGGTTTTGATCAGGAGCCCTGGGGCGCGCGCTCCGCGTTTCGCGCTCTGATGGTGGCCGGCGTGCCGATCTACTGCGACCCCTACATCACCGAGGGGACTGCGTTCTACTTCAACGCGGGCTACGGCGCCTTCTACATCCACGAGCGCGCCGCCTTCGCCTTCACCGGCTTCGAGTCAACGCTCTCGAACAACCAGCTCGGCTACATCGGCGCGGTGGTGAGCCTGCTCGAGTTCGTTCTAGGCAAGCCCAAGTCCTGCACCGTCGCCACCGGCTATACGTTCGTAACCATCTAGAGCACAAAGGAATCAAGCCATGCCAGTCAACAAATTAGGCGCCGGTCAAAACCTCTATCCCCCTATGACCGTGCCGCTCGCGGGCGGGCAGACCTACCTTCTCCCGGGCGGGCAGGGCATCGCCGGGACCTTCGGATCGCAGACGCAGGGCTTTACCGGCTACACGCTGACTGGGCAGTACCTCGTCAACCTCGGGCCGTACAGCTCGCTGCAGATGTTCGACTCCACGCAGCAAATCTGGCGCAACGTGCCGGCGGCGAACGGAACGCCGATCTTCTTCTCCTCGGACGGTACGAACTACCGTCTCGCGAACACGACCGGCTGCCCGGTCGGTGCCATCGTCACGACCGGCCTGGGCGGGCTCACGAACGGCTTCAACACCATCACCGTGACGCCGACTGCGGGTAGCTCGACCTGGAACACCATCGTCGGCGGTTCCTGCCCGTCTGGCCTCGTCTCGATCACCACCACCGGCTCGGGCTACGTGTACCCGCCTCAGCTCATCTACACCCCGGTGAACCAGGGCTCGAGCCCGTACATCATGCCGACCGCCGTCGCGGTGCTGACGGGCGGATCCATCTCCAGCGTCACCGTGCTGTCGGTCGGCGCCGGCATGCTGAGCCCGCCGTCGATCACGGTTATCAACCGGCCTGGCGACACCATCGGCACGGGCGCGGTGCTGACGCCGCCGCAATCGCTGACCTCGGGCTCTCTCGCCCACATGTGGCCGGTGAACTACGGCACGCCGCTTACCGTCGCGCCGACCTTCACGTTCACGCCCGCCTCGTCCATCGCGGCCACCGCGATCATGAACTTCACCGTCACCGGGATTTCCGTCGTGACTGCGGGCGCTTCTCTCGGTACTTCGACAGCCTTCATGGCGACGAGCGGGCCGGGGTTGTCACCGCAAGGCCCTGAGACGCTGACCGCCATTGTGTCGAACGCCTACTACGACAAGCTGTGCGTGTTCCCGCGCCCCGCGCAAGTTGGGTTCTTCGCTCCCGCTGGCGCCATCTCGCAGGCGCTTAACCTCGGCGCCTCGCTCGGCGTCGTCATCAAGGATGCAGGCTTTGGCATCCAGGGAACGTCGCTCGGCTTTGTCCCGATGTACCTGTTCTCGTCTGCCGTTGGCGGCGGTACGGGAGCCGGAATCGGAACGACGATGGCGTTCGTTGCGGCGGCAGTCGGCGCCACGAACGACCAGTGCGTGATCCAGCCGATCTAATTTCAGGAGCGAGCGCCAATGGCAAGGAAATCCTCAAGAGTTCTTCGCCACGTTAGAAGTGGGAGCAGAAGTAGGAGTTTAGGCAGGCCACTTGGAAGAAATAAAAGGAAATCCCGATGAACGAGATCTTCATCACGAACCACAACGACTTCGACCACCAGGACCGCTTCGACGGGCAGGACTACTTTTTCCCGAAGGGCGAGCGCGTCACCGTGCCGATCATCGCTGCGGAGCACATGTTTGGCCTAGGGCGGCAGGACAAGACGGAGAACCTGATTCGCTGCGGCTGGGGCAACGATCCCGATGGCGTGAAGAAGCTCGCAGGTTTCGTGTTTACGGAGGGGGTCATGGTAGAGGCGCCTGGGGATGTGCAGACCACGCTCCCGGGGAATGCGAAAAAGCCAGAGCGTCGGCCGGCGGCTTGAAGCATGAGCAAACGTGACCACCCTTGCGAACTATGAAGTACAGGTTGCGGACCTCCTCCACGACCCGAACAATCAGACCTGGACGCTCGTCCAGCTCGACAGATACATCAACGAGGCTCGCCGGCAACTCGTAGGCGATACCGGGTGTCTGCGCACGCTGCAGAGTTCCTACATCACCGTCGGGCAGGAGGCATACACCTACGGTCAGGTCTGCGGTGCTCAGATCAGCGGCACGATGACGGGCTATCTTGCGGGCGATACAGTTTCTTTCTCTGGTGGATCAGGCAGTGGGGCAGCAGCTACCCTAACAGTGGCGTCCGGCGCGGTCACCGCTATTACGTTCACGAATTTCGGTAGCGGTTATCTCACTGCCCCCACCGCCACGATCACCACGGCCGCGGGCACGGGAGCCGTCATCACGACGGGAATTCTCTCCGCGAACACGCTCGATGTAGTGCGCGTCTCGGTGACCTGGGGCGGCACCAAGGCGATGATGAAGTGGGCGGAGTGGAGCAAGTTCTCAGCGTTTTACCGCCAGCAAGTCGGGATGCAGGGACGGCCGTTCATCTGGTCGGATTACGGGTCGAATCAGATCTACGTAGCCCTGATCCCCGATCAGACCTATCCCGTGGAGTTCGATAGCGTGGTGTCGCCAGCAGATCTCTCAGGGTCCACCACCGATCCAATCATCGCGAACTACCAGTCGCCGATCAAGTACTACGCCGCGGCGCTCGCGAAGTATTTCGAGCAGAGCTACGGCGAGGGCGCGGTGTTCCAGAAGCGATACGAGGAAAGCATTCTGCGCACGTTAGGCCAGACCGTCACGAGCCGAATTCCGGACGTATACCAGGGGCTGCGCTGATGGCCACTCAACAATCTCATCAGATTGGGCGCGAGCGCGAGAAAAAGCCGATGGCTCCGGGCGAGCTTGAGACGCCCGCGATCGTCTTTCGTGAGTTTTCCGGCATGAACGTGCAGTCGCCTAGGCAATCGATCAAGGACGATCAGTTCTTCTGGATCGAGAACGTCCAGCCGATCGCCTTCGGAAACCTTCCGACCGTCGCCGCGCCTTCGGCCGCGCTGACTACGCTGACAGGGGAGTCCGTAACGGCGGCGTTCACCGCGAACGTCTCAGGGTCTGATTTTCACTATGCGTTCTGCGCGTCCGGGGCGGCGTATCAGGTGCTGGCGGTGAGCCCGTTCACTCAGACCAAGATCGCGAACGCTGGCACGTTCTCGGGGTCCGGGGTCGCTGCTGCGCAGTGGAAGAACGCGGGCATCGTCATCATTGACCCCGCGAAGGGCTATTTCGACTGGAACATCACCGCCCCAGCGACGATGACGCTGATCGACATTGCGACTTTGGGGACGGCCATAGCGAGCTTCAGCGGGCGCGTCTGGATCGCCAGCTCTCGCACGGTGAAGTTCACCGACGTGAATAGCTACAACTCCTTCGCGGGGGCGGGTGGATCGTTCACGATCTCGGACGAAACCCTGCACAACACGATAACGCAGTTGTTCACGGCGAACAACTTCCTCTACATCCTGGGGGACGACTCAATAGATGTGCTCGGGAATGTCACGGTGACGGGTGGAGTGACCTCCTTTACGCGCAACAACGTCACGGCGTCGGTGGGAACGAACCTGCCGTTCTCGGTGTTCGCGTTCTATCGCTCCGTGATGTTCGCGAACGCTTCGGGGTTCTACGGTCTTTTCGGCGCCAGCCCGCAGAAGCTCTCCGGAGACATCGACAAGATCGTTCAGCAGATCGACTTCACGCTGCCCGTGTCAGGGGCCCAGGTGTCGATCAATAACATCCTCTGCGCGGCATTTCTATTCAACTTCAACGATACGTTCACGCCCGCAGCGGCTACGAGGAACATTCTCGCGATCTTTCAGGAGAAGAAGTGGTGGGTTGCCTCCCAGGGGACCGGGATCAAGTTCCTAGCGTTCATTCCTATTGCCGGGGCCGCGACGCTGTTTGCGTGGGACACGAACAAGCTCTACCAGCTTTTCAATTTGCCAACCGCAGCGATTGCCTCACGCATCCAGACGAAGCTGTGGGATGGCGGGGAGCCGATCCTCGACAAGCAGATCCTGCGCGGCGCGATCGGGATCACTTTCGGCGGCAGCGGCGGGCAGACGGTCACGGCGATCTCCGACACAGAAGCCGGCTCGCAGCCGCTGAGCGTCGGCGGTACGGGCACGGTGACGTGGACGAACGCGAGCGGCGGGACGGTGCAGTTTCAGAACTCGCTCAGCCAGAACGTGAATTTCACGGTGACCGGCTACGCGCTGAGCGTGGGCGTTGCGACGAGCGGCGGCGGGAAGTATATGGGACTGACCGTTACCTCAAACAGCAACGAGCTCAACTTCAACGAGTTTGCGCTCGAATATAAAACCGGGGCGCGCTGGAAATGAACATCGACCTCCAGAGCAACATGCGATACGGGGACGAGGCGGCGTTTCTCTCGTTCATGGGAGATCACGCGTTTGCGCACACGCAATACCAGTCGGCGATGTTCGCGCAGAATGGCGTGCAGATTCCGGTCTTCGACATGGCCGAACTGGGAAATCCTCGGGAATGGGCGCTCGCGCACTACGAGATCCACCGGGCGATCAATTCCGTGCTGAAACTTCCGGAACCCTCCGACCTCCTTGATTTTGAAATCGACAAAGCGCCGTCCTTCGAGGACTGGATGCTGAACCACCAGGATTTGCACGACACGACCGACAAGATTTTGGGGCTGAAATGAGAAGGGCAACGCAAGCCGACATCCCGCGCATGGTGGAGTTGGGCCGGGCTATGCACACAGAGAGCCGATTTCGGAACCTCAAGTTCAACGACGATAAGGTGGTTCGGCTTTTCACCTACGCTGTAACACAGCCGTCCCTGATCTTGCTCGTGGACGGCGAGCCAGCGCACGCGATGCTGTTCGCCTACGTGCAGCCGTTCTGGTGGGGTGATGATCTTGAGTCCGACGATCTGCTGTTGTACGTCACCCCGGAGATGCGCGGTAAGTCCTCCGCGGTGCGCCTCGTAAACGAATACAAGCGCATCACAAAGAGCATGGGTGTGGCCGATCCACGGCTCAGCACCGGAACCGGCGTCGAAACCGAACGCACGGGAAGGCTATTCGAGCGCTTAGGGTTCGCTGGTGCGGGGCTCATGTTTTCGTTGAAGCAAGGGAGGGCGATATGTGCGGCGGAATAGTGGGGGACATCACTCGCCCCGTTGGCGAAGCGGTCCGAGGACTCCCGGGCGGATTAGCCGAATTCACGAAGATGGCTCTTCCAAAACCTCTCGGAACCGGAGAAATAGAAAACAGCGTGCAGCAGGGCGTGCACGAAATGCTGCCCGGACTATCGATCATGGCGCTGCCGTTCGCTGCGGCGGGCGGCGCTGCGCTCGCGGGAGGCGCGGAGGCTGGGGGTGGTAGCGCGGCGGGCGGTTCTTTGTTCGGTCCTGGAGCGGCGGACGCTCTCGACGCTTCGCTGATCGGTCCTGATGCCGGGGCGGCGGCTGGCTCAGGCTCGCAATTCGCGCCTGCTGCAGTCGTACCACCAGGAGACGGCGGTGGTGGCGGAGACGTAGCCGATGGAACGGGCGCCGTCTCGGCCAGCGGGACAGGCTTTATAGATGCGACTACGCCGACAAACACGCTATCGCCTGAGACGGCGCAAGCGCTGGGCGTGAACGGCGGGGTCGACAGCACGAACGTCGGTGGATTCACAGATGGCGTTTCCCTCGGGCCCGGCGGTACATCGAACTTTGGCGAGAGTACGGCGCTAGTGGATAGCACCCCGGTAGACATACCTTCCTCGCCTAGTAGCGGAGATGACGGACTTTTAAGTCAGGCGGGCTCGGCACTGAAGTCTATCGGTCTCAGCCCGGCGAGTGCGGGCTTGCTGGGGGTTTCCGCGGCGCAGGCGCTCTCGAAGCCGAAGATTCCGCAGGCCGCGCGCACGCTGCAGGATCAATCGGGACCCGCCGCGCAGTCCGCGAACGCCACGATTCAATCCGGCGGCACGGCTTCGCCTGCGTGGACCTCGCAGAAGGCCTCCATCGACGCGACGATCGACGAGCAGATCAAGCAGCAGATCGCCGCGATGACGCAGCAGGCCATAAATTCCGGGCAGGGCGCGGACTCCCAGGTCACGCAGCAGCAGATCAACAAGATCAAGAATCAGCTTGAGACGCAGCGCCAGACGCTCTACGCGCAAGCACAGGCGCAGAACGTCCAGGCGGCGCTGCAGCAGCTCGGCATCTCCGATCAGGCGCTTTCGTCCGTTGCGAACCAGCAATTCCAGTCGTCGAACCAGGCGAAGCAATCGGCGGCGCAGACCGCGCAGACGGCGCTGATGCTGGAGGCTTTGTCCAAGCGCAGCGGCTCCGGCGCGAGCGTTGTGAACCAAGGGAGCGGCGTCAGTGCCTGAGATTGCGCCCATCGATCCGTCGAAACCCTCGCCCGCGATTGCGCGGATGGGGTCGGAGATCGCCACTGACGAGCAGCTTTTCAACCGCCGCTCGAGCGACCTCGCGGGTAAGTCCGCGCAGATCGGGGCCGAGCGGGAGAAGGTGCTCGCCCCGATGGAGGCGGCGCTCACGAAGCAGATCGGCGAGCCAGACCCCATTCGCCCGAAGACGGAGATCCCGCAGTTCAAGCCCCAGCCCATCATCGACGCGAAGCAGTACGAAACGCTTTCCTACGGCCTCCTCGCCATGGCGATGATCGGTGGCGTGGCCTCGCAGGGAAAGTGGCTCGAAGTCGGTAGTTCACTTAATGGCGCGCTCAAGGGCTACATGGACGGGAACATTGCCGTCGCGGAGAAGGAATACCAGGACTACAGCGAGAAGTTCAAAGGCGCAATGGCGAAGGAGGCGCAGGCGAACCGCGAGTTCGAGGACATTCTCAAGAACAAGAAGTCGCGCATCGCCGACCAGATCAGCCAGTATCGGGTGGTTGCGGCGAAATACGACCGGCAGGACGCGATGGTGGCGGCGCAGTCGCGCTCCCTCGATGCGATGTGGCGATCCCTGGAGTCTCGCAAGACAGCCATGTCCAGGCTCGAGGAGAGCCACCAGCGCGCGACGGAGGCGATCGAGCTGCGGCGGGAGCTCGCTGCGAAAAAGGACGGCAGCGCGGGACTCAGCGAGCGCTACAAGACGGACGCGACGTACAAGCAGAACGTGGACTACTGGGCGAAGTTCATGCAGCGCGGCGGCAGTCTCCCCGCGCGCTTCGCGCAGTCGGGCGCCGGCAAAATCATGATGCCCGACATCCTCAACGTCGTGCCGACTCTTGGCGGTGGCAACCCGTCGGACATGACGGCGAACAAGCTCTCCCAGCGCGAGATGACCGCGGAGGCGCAGAAGCTCGGCACGCAGGCGGCGTCAGTCGCCATCGCCAACAAGGAATTGGAGCGCTTCATCCCGGCCGCTGAGAAGGCAGTCGATGCCGTACCGCGGTCGGGCTGGCGTCCGATCAATCAACTAATTCAGGCCGGCGAGAACACCTGGAGCCCGGAGCAGAAGCAGTTCGTAATCGCGAATCGAGCCGTGCAGACGGCCTACGCGCAGTTGATCCAGCGTGGCGCGCCGACGGTGCATAGCTCCGAGGAAGCGGAAAAGATGCTGAGCACCGCGGACTCCCAAGCCGTCTACAAAGCGGCCATGAAGCAGCTTCGAATCGAGGGCGAGCAGGCCGAGGCTGGATTGAATGATGCCCGGGAGGATCTGATGAAGCGTGCCCGCGAGATGGGTAGCTCACCAGGCGAGCCTGCGGGTGGTGGCGCGCCCGCCGCGATCCCCTCTGGCTGGACGGTGAAGGAGCACTGATGCCCGCATTCACCTTTACTTCGCCAGAGGGCAAGAACTACACCGTGGAGGGCCCGGCGGGCGCTACAAAGGAGCAGGCCTTCGGGATCCTGCAGACCCAGCTCGCCGGGCCGAAACTGGGCCCCAAGGACGTTCCGGATCAGCCCCCCGCACAAGGAAATTCTGGACAACCTGACAACGGTGCAAGCTTACTCACCGACAAGGTGAAGGGCGGTCTCGGGGCGGCGGCGACGCTGGCGAGCGGGGCGACTACGGGCCTCCTAGGACGCGCAGGAGGCACGCTGGGCGGCATCGCTGGTCAGGTGGCGACGGGAGAGCTAGGAACGCAGGAAGGGGCCGCGCGCGCCGCGCAGGGGGCCGAAGAAGGGGCGCAGAAGCTCACCTACACGCAGAGCACGCCAGAGTCCCAGTCGATCCTTGAGGGCGTCGGGCGCGTGGTGGACAAGACGAAGCTCGCCGGCCTGGGACCGATGGCCGTTCCCTCGGCTGGCCGGGTGTCGGAGCTGGTTTCCGGGGCTAAGGGGGACGCGGTTCGCTTCGGTGCTGTTGCTCGGCAAGAAGGCGATCTAGCCAGCATGGCGGTTAAGAATCGCCCTGGCGCAAAGCCCTCAATTCCGCCATCCCCTCTCAGCAAGGCGCAAACGCAAGCACTGGAAACTCTGGAGAAATTCTCGGGAGATCCGAACGCCATCGCTCGCGCAAAGACTGGCTCTCTTGTTATAGGGTCGCGCCCGACGCTTGCTGAGACAACCGAAAATCCGGGCCTTGCGCAGTTGCAGCGCGCGCAACAGTCAAAGTCAACGGAGTTTGCGAGCGATCTGCAGGGACGTAAGGCTGACCGTTTGCGCTCGCGCGAAAGCGCGATGGAAAGCATCTCCGGGAGCGAGGGGGAGATGGAGTATTTCCGGGACGCACGCAAGGCGATCACCGAGCCTTTGTACAAGGCGGCTTTTGAGACACCGGTAGACCCCAAGAAAATAACGCCAGCGCTGCGGAAGGAGGTCTCCGAGTTCATGAAGCGCCCCACGGTTCAGGAGGCGCGCGCCGAGGCTATCAGAAAAGCACGCGACTCTGGCGAAGTGCTGTCCGAGCAGGACATGGGCTCGGTCAAGGGCATGCACTACATGAAGCGCGCCATTGACGACAAGATTTCGGCCGCCAAGCGTGCGGGCGCAGACGATCAGGTGAGGATTTTCCTGGACATCCAAGAAAAAATGCTCGGCATCATGCAGGAGGTTTCCCCAGAGTACGCAAAGGCGATGGCTGAATTTCAGGCCGCGAGCAAGCCCATCAACCGCCTGGAGGTAGGGCAATACCTCAGAGACAAATTGTTCCCCGCGACGAATCAGTACGGCGCCGGGAAGATGACGGTAGGACAGTTCGCAAGCGCTCTTGAGCATCCAGATCAGACCGCGAAGCTGGCGACCGGATTTAGCGGCGCGAAGATGGGGAATATCCTGACCACCGACGAAATCAGCCTTCTTAAGTCGATTGCGAAGGACATCGTTCGAGAGCAGAAAGTAGAGGGCGCCGCTCGCATCTCCGGCTCACCTACGGCGCAGCTCACGGCAGCACAGCAGCGCCTTGAGTCGTTTCTGGACAAGCTCGAAAAGGTTCCATCAAAACTGGTGAGCATCCCAGCGAAGGGAGCAAACATGCTCCTCGAAAAGTCCCGCGCCAAGGATGCGGCGGCGTACGAATCCGAGCTAAACAAAATGCTCTCGAATCCGGCTTACGCGCGATCCGTCGCCGCACTGAGAAATTCACACAGGCTGCGCACTGCGGACCCGCAGAACGCGCAGCCGTGGAATATCGGAATCCCATAGGAGCAGCACAATGACCATTTCAGGACCGAGCCCCGTCGTCAGAATCCGCAATATGCGCCCGATCGCGTGGTACCAGTTCGGCCGCGGCATCACGTCCTCGGGCGGCCTCGTGTCGCGCTGGAAGGACCAGGGAACCGGCGCGCACGACTTGATCCAGGCGACAGGCGCCGCGCAGCCCGCCCTGCAGACCGACGGCTCTATCCTCTTCGACGGCACCGCATCGGTCATGCAGACGGTGACCTTCACGCTCGCGCAACCGACGATGGTCTACATGCTGTTCAAGGCGGTGACGTTCACGAACGGCGATGTCCTCTGCGACGGCTTCACCGTGACGAGCGGGCAATTCCTACAGGACACCACCACGCCGAAGATTTCGCTCAGCGCCGGAACGACCGCGGTGGGGAATACCACCTTCACGCTGAACACCTACAGCGTCGGATCGGCGCAATTCAACGGGGCGTCGTCCACGTTCTCGCGCAACAAGGAAGCCTCGGCCGCTGCGGCGACCGTTGGCACGACCGCGATGGCGGGCTTCACGCTCGGGGCCGACGGCACGCCCGCCAACTTCGGGAATGTCCAGGTGAAGGAGGTAATCATTTTTCCGATCGCGCACACCGCCACGCAGCAGCTTCAAGTCATCAACTACCTGTCGAGTATCGGCGGGCTCGGGCTGTGAGCGCCGCATCGCCAAATGCCAAGATCGACAAGGCGCTGAAGAAGCTCCTTGAGGACTGCGAAGGGGAAATTGCGCCAGAAAAAGAGTCCGGCATGAAGGTGAAGGTGGAAGTTCTAAAAGCCGCGATGACCTGGGAGAAGTTGAAGCACGGCATCCGCGATAAAGCGGACGAAGGAAGCGAATGGAGCGCTACCGATGGACAGTGACCTTGTAAAAGTCGAGCAGGACGCGCGCCAGAGAATCCTGGAGCGCACGGCGCTTGGCGTTCGCATCGGCCTGGAGGCGCTGTCGCTTCGCATGCTGATGGTGCTCGCGCTCCTTCTCAATGCGGGCATCTTCGGGTGGTGTCTGCTCGATCCCCGCTGGGAGCGCCTTGCCGCCGCGACCGCATTTGCGGTGTTCAGCTATTTCGTAATCCATGTGAAACCGAAGGAATAGTCATGCCAAAACTGAAGAAAGAGATGTTCGCGCGCCCCGTCCGGATGCAGCACCGCTTCGGCGACAAGGACGACCCCTGGGTGATGCCGGACCAGTATTTCGATTTCAAGGGTCCGCAAGGGCTGAAGGTGAAGAACGCGCCCGCGCCCGCGCCCTTCGGCATTCAGGAAAAGGGGCTGAAGGTGCACACCCCGCCGCAGTCGCCGGTCATGAAGGCGCGCGGCGGTCACGCCTCGTTCGGCCCGCAGACGGACAGGGCCGACACGCTCGCCGAGGCGATCCCGCCTTCTTCGAAGGAGCGGCGCACCACCGGGCCGATTGCGACGCCGGTCACAGACGCGAAGAAGGGGAAATGACATGGCTACGTTCGCAGGATCTCCGAAGGTCATCTCCGCGAGCGGCAACGTTTGCGCGTTCGGATGCAATCTGTTCGGCTTCTTCGTCTCCGCAGCATCGGCGACGCCGACGATCGCCGTGTTCGATTCCGCCGACACGCAGCAGGTGAACAAGGTGGTGGATACGTTTACGCCGATCGCGGGGACGTGGTATCCGATTCCGATCCAGATGCAGAAGGGGATCAACATCATCATCTCGGGCACGGTAAGCGCGACGGTGGTGTTCGGCTGACATGCCGAGTCCGATCCATCACTTGCTGCAGCAGACCGGTAGCTCTGGCGGCCTCGGTGGCGTGCTGAACTCAGCCGAGTTCATCGCCGCGCTTCGCGATCTCGGCGCTGGCGTGGTGGACACGGCGCTCGACCGTGGCGTCGTGCCAGCTACCTTCACACGCTCCACCGCGGCGGCGTCGAAGCTCTCGACGGGCCTCTGGAAGCTCGACGTGGCAAGCGGCTCTCCGCGCAGCTCGTACATCGGCCTGACGACGGCGGTGGGCACCTACGGCGGCTATCTTGCGGAAGGGCAGCGCACGAACTTGTGCATCCAGTCCCGTGATTCCACGAACGTCGCTTGGACGAATACGAGCATCACCGCCGCGAAAACCTCCACCGGGATCGACGGTGTAACGAACTCATGCTCGCGCCTCACCGCGACAGGGGCAAACGGGACTTCGCTCCAGGCGATCACTGTTGCGAGCGCGGCGAAGACCTTCAGCGTATGGATAAAGCGCGTCACAGGCACCGGGAACATCTTCATCACGCTCGACAACGACGCGACGCGCACCGATGTCACGGCGTCGATCAATAGCGCCACCTTCACGCTCGTCCAGATGACGCAGACGCTCGCGAACCCTACGGTCGGGATCAAGATCGCGACGAGCACCGACGCAATCGACGTTGACATCGCGCAGCTCGAGGACACCGCCAGCTTTGCGAGTACGCCTATTCCGACTACGACGGTAGCCGTGACTCGGAATACTGATCTTCTGACCTATCCGAGTAGCGGAAATGTCTTGGGGACCTCTGGTTCCGCCTACGCTGAGGCCACAGCGCCGACTGCATCTATTCAGACTGAAGTTATCTCAACAAGAAGTGGAAACCTAAGCCTAATTGGCCGAAGTTCTCTTGCGGCATTCATATTCGACGGTACCTCGACGCAGAACGTCGGCACGTGGAATACGACTGCACTAGCGAAAGTGGCTTCGTCATGGGGCGGCGCAACGATGTCGATACTTTTTAATGGATCTGTGGCTGGCGTCGCATTCGACGGTGATATGAACGTGGCCGGGTTAGCTATCGGCAATGATCTTGGTGGCGGGAGAGCGTTTTTCGGGACGATAAAAAACGTTCACCTCTGGATGACGAAACTTTCTGACGCAGCTCTTCAGTCGCTCACGACATGAGAATTATAGAAAGCAACTTCTTTCCCGTTCTCGTGAACCGACCATCTACCGGGGAAATAGATCGCGGCGTTAAAGGCGAAGCGCTTGGCGTCTTCAATATCAACGAAGGACGGAGATTTTTTACCTTCGGAGCCATCGTTGACGACTGTGATTGCTGAATTGACTGCTCGGCCCTGACGAAAGAATCCAAAAAGATCCATCTATGCCCCCCGTCCTCAGAGTGATTATCCCGGCGGTAAGTCTAACCGAAAAATGAATCCATCCCTCTTCGTAGTCATCAGCGATGCAGCCTTTGCGACGCTAAAGGCCGCAGATGATCTACTCACGCCGCCGCAGATTGAGGGGTCTGTTTCTATGGGTGGGAATACCTATTACATCACCGGAAACCTGACGCCTCCAGGCGGCACAACTTATGTTGCGCGGCTGAACGCGAACGGGACGTTCATCGTGTCTCAGTCGAAGCAACCCGCGTTGACCGTCGTGCACACATTCAACGGCTGGACCATCCCAGCGTAACCAAATGGCCGCTTCCTTCTCGCTCCCGACCGTCCTCGCGAACCTCACCGCGGGGAATCAGCCGCTATCGCTCATCGACGGAAACCTGACGACGCTGCGCGATCCGCTGCTGTCGCTCAACACCTACAGCAACTACTACACAGACGTGGGCGCCGCGAACGCCTACGCCATCACCGTAAGCGCACCGCAGGTTGTCGCCCAATCCGCCGGACTGCCCGTGCAGTTCCTTGCAACGAACGCGAACACAGGAGCCTCCACGCTCCAGATCAACGCGCTAGCGGTGAAGAACATCAAGAACATAAACGGCAGCGCCCTGACAGCGGGGCAGATACCGGCCGCCGGCATCGTGCAGGTGATGTATGACGGCACGCAGTACCTGCTCCTCAATCCGGCGATTCCTACACTCACCCCTCTATCGAACAGCCTGACCGGGGACGTGGCGCTGAACAATACCGGAACCTATTTCGACGGCCCAAGTATTGCCCAGGGTTCGGCGGGCACGTGGTTCGTTTCTGGATCAGTATTATGCGCAGACACCGCGGGCCCTTCAATCATGGTCGTAAAACTATGGGATGGCACAACGATTATTGATAGCAGAGTTATAACAAACGTTAGCGCTGCGAATTCAAAAGCAGCCTCACTTTCTGGGTTCATTGCATCACCTGCCGGTAATCTAAAAATTTCCGTACGCGATGCTACAACTACCACAGGGAAGATCGTTTTTAACGAGAGCGGAAACTCAAAAGACGGCACCATTACCGCAATAAGAATAGCGTGAATCCAGAATCTCTAGTGAATAATCCCGAGATAGCAGTGCTGCAGAACCTCATGCCCGACCATCAGCTCCGTAACATCGCGCACATTCGTATAAATCGTGCATTCCTTCCCGTCGTCGGAACGGAACGCGCAGGCCCTGATCGGAGCGCCGGCATACGCTTGACGCCCGCCTTTGCAGAAAAAATTGACCTCGTGAGGCTTGACCCTCATCCATGTAAGCCGGATCTCAACTGGGGCGGTGTCGGGGATGTCGAACTCCGACAGGCTTGCGCAACCAGAAAGAAAGAGCAGGAGCAGCAGAAGTCTCATAGAACGCGCAGACTATACCAGCAGCAAAAGGGGGGCTCCAGCGGGGTCAGCCGCCGTGTCCCTTTCCTGCAACCAATGCCCCCCATGTACGGGACCGTACACAGGCGGCAACGTAGCACTAACCGGCTGACCGATGTTGTGCATTCGCACATTCGGAGAGCTGATGGAACGAACACTCAAATCCATAGTTAGGGAGATCGGTGAAATACTCTTTCGGTATTTACTACTTAGGGCCATTTTCCGGAGCCACAGATAAATGGGAAAGGGCCTTGCCGAGAGGGTTGCGGCTCTGGAGGCTTTTGTGATCGGAAAGGGCGGCGTGATCGAGAAACTTGAACATCTGGACGCTTGCGTGGACTCGCTCAAGAGGTCGGTATGGCAGGCGGCCGGCGGATTGGCAGTCGTTGTGGTGCTCGCTCAATGGCTGCTCAAGTGATCGACACTCTGATCGTTGCCGGGTGCACCGCACTCGCAACGGCGGCAGTTACCGGGTATGTGAACAGCCGAATCATGGCCGCGCATCTTAAAGACTTGACGGCGAGAATTGTTAGGATCGAGCAGTATTTGAACGGGCTGTTGTCGCACAGGAAATGAAGCTCGTCCCCGACGCGCATAAGGCGTGGAAATGGTTCTCGGTGCAAGGTCTAGCTTTGCTGGTCGCAGCGCCGGCTGTCTACGAGAGTTTCGACGTGATGAGGGACTATCTACCGGCGAGCTGGTTTCACTTAGCCATGGGGATCTTGGCGGCTTTGGCGATCGTCGGGCGGGTGGTGAAGCAGGGCTGAAGTTCAGCCCCGTGCCAGCCCCGCCGGCCGACCTCCCGTGCTATTTTCTGCGCCGCATCGCACTATGAGGATCTGTGGCGCTGGCAGGCTCAGAAAGACTTAAAATCCCTCGATCGCAAGGTCATCCGGGTTCGATTCCCGGCCTGGGCACCATAGGTAAAACAGCATCTTAGGCCGCTTTCTTCTTCTTTTGTCTGCCCCGCGCCAGCCCCGCGAAAATGGGGAGGGTCCTTACGGCTTTCCTCAAGTCCCCCTCGAGCAGATGGGCGTAGTGGGCGGCTGTGATGGCGATCGTGGTATGCCCGAGTAGATCCTGCGCCGCCTTGAGGCTACGCGTGCGCTGGACGATCCACGAGCCGAAGGTGCGCCGTAGGTCCCTGAACTGCAGCCACGGCATCCCAGCGCGTTCCCTGGCCTTCCTGTAGTCCTTTTCGACCTCACTGGCTGTCAGCCCATACGGGAAGTCCTGGGGGCGCAGGCCGGCTTGCAGCGGCACTACGCGCGGTTTTCCCGTCTTAGTCTTTTTCAGGACCGCCAAGCCGTTGGCCTGGAAGTGGTGGGGTTCGACACGCCGCAGCTCACTTTTTCTGAGCCCGGTGCTCGCCGCCCATAGGATCGCGGCCCTGGCCCGCCCCTTGGCCGCGCTCAACAGCTTCACGGCCTGCTCCTCGGTCGCCTGGACATACCGCGGCTCCTCCCCTGGTAGAAGCTGAATCCGGCCGGCCTCGTCATGCTCCAGCCACTTCCACTTTCGATGAGCCAGCCGGGCGACCCGGCGAAGGATTGCAAGGCGTCTGTTGATCGTTGCGACCTTCAGCCCGGCGCCGGCCTGGATGACCGCCTCCGCGGCTTCGGCGACATCCGTGAGCTTGCGCCCTTGAATTTGGGGCAGGATGGCCCGGACCTTGTCCAGGAGGTTCCGGTATGACTTGAGGGCTTTCGCTTCCCCGTCTAACCAGCGTTCGACGGCTTGCTCGAGCGAGTACGACGGCGCGCGGCCAACTCGATGATCCGCGATTTGCTGCTTGTGCCGGCGCTCGTATTCTTGCGCGTCCTTGAAGGACCTAAACGTGCGGCTAACCCTACCCCCAAGGTGCTGGACCCGAACCTCCCAGCCTCGTCCGTGTGGACGGATCGGCATTTTTGTCGGTACTCCTCGAAGTCAGCTACAGCGATTCTAGTACGGCCGCGGTACTTGGTCGCAATCAGGCTACCGCCAGCGATGTCGCGCTTGATGGTCGAGCTCGAAACGCCGGCAACCTTGGCGCATTCGTCGATCGACAGATCCGGTGGGGATAGGACTGCGCTCACGACGTCGTGTTTGAGATAAAGGCGCTCACTTGGTCGCGCCGGGGCCGAGCCGATCGCTCGGCTTCTCTTTGATCCACGGCCCAGGCGGATCGCCGACGCCATCCCACACGTCCAGCGCCGCGACAGCATCCGCCTTGCGCTCGTAGCAGAACCGCGTCCGCCAGCCCATGCGATCGAGGCCTACGAATAGGCCGGTCGTGTAGAGCATTTGCTGAATACCGGCCAGCTCGCCCGTAGGCAACACGATGCAGCGCACGTAGCCCGCGGCGTTCAATTCCTCAACTAGCTTCGCTCTATCGCTCATGGAGCCCTAGTCCTTGACCCCGAGAGCCTTGCGCTCGGCTGGACTGAGTTTCGCCAGTGCCTTCTCGCGCTCGTTTTCCTGCTTGGCGCGCTCCTCTGCTCCCGCTTTTTTCTTCGCGTCCGCGGCTTGGTGGTCGCGCCACCACATCTGAAGCTCCAGGGATTTTCCCTTGATGGCAGGGCCTAGGGCCTCGCAGGCCGCACATAGCTTCGCTACCGCCGCATCGGCCGCCGGACTGGAGATGCCCATGTTGTAGGCCCTACGGTCGTATCCAGCCCAGCCGCTAGGGTCGATGGGCTTGCCGTCCAGCTCGTCCAGAAGCTGGAACACGCGGCTCATGGCTACCTCGAAACCAGTTGCTTCCATGTGTGAAGAATCGCAGGGCATTTCATGCTCCTTTCGGGGTTTCGTTCAGGGTCGAAGCGCGGCTCATATGATCTTGCACGCGGACCTGTACGCGAGTCCACATCCGCCCTTGTCCCACTTCACGTAGACGTTATCTTTCGCCGTGTGATACCAGCCCTTTAAGATCGTCCCTTTGCCGGCGAACCAGTGCTCAACCCTGACGCCGGGCTCGTACCGGCGCTTCGCTTTATCCAGAGTCGATGCGCTCACTTCTTTCCCCAATCCGGCATTACCCCGGAGCGATCCTCGCCACCAATGGCGACGTGCGCGGACAGCGCTTGGCTGGAATACGAATATTTGACCTCGTGCTTCACCAAGCGCGTTTCGATACAACCGTCCTGCCATCCGGCCGCCGCATTGGCGTGGAACCACCAGCGCAACGCCTGCGCCGCCTGATAGCCATAGAGACCAAGCTTGTCGCGCATCATCGATGGTGGTCCGCTCGGAACTCCCAGCGGCGGAGCAACATGGTCAAACTGGACGGTGAGCCAGTTCGCGTCGAATATTTGGGCCCCGATCTGCTTCGGCTTGTGCGTGCACCGAGCTTCAACGCTGTAGCACGTTTCGGTGCCGCTGCCACTGCCGCCCTGCTTAGGAAATTCGCTTGGCGGAGCTGGGGCTACCTCTCCGGGTTGCTGCGCTTCGGAGAAAAATTCCTTTACAGCATCGATTACTTCGCTCATTTTCTTTCCTCGGAGTTTGATGCGGCGAACTGGCGCTCCATCGCTGTCTCTATTTCCTCGCGCACGATGGTTCGCAGCAGATGCGTTAGGGAAACGGTCGTGCTCCCCATTCCAAAGGATAGCCCGCCCTCGCCGGTCATCCCCCGATAGGATGGAGCGGTGATATATAGTTCCTCGCCTTGAAAGTGAATGCTGAAGCTCATGATTTTTCTCCGGGGTTTGACTGAGGTAACGGTGTATCGACGCGCTGGACCAGTTCATCCGGGTCGGGAGGAAGAAATGCCCAGCGGACGATTCTATCGACGCCATACTTGCCCGGAACGGATTGTCAGTAGCGCCCGGTGTACTGGATCACCTGCCAGCCCTGCACATGGCGATTTACCACGTAGGCCAGAATCGGCGTTCCGTCTCTCGGCATTTCAGCCACGGTCGTGATCTCCACACTGACCATGTAGTCCGCCTGTCTCGGCTGAAAGGCCAGTTACCGAACAGGCGGTGCGTTCGCACGGCATCCGACCGCAGCAACCGTAGGCCGAAGGATTGACCAGCCGCCCAGCTCCCCAAGGTACGCTCAGACGGTGCGCTAGTTCTGCCTCTATTTTCTCGCGCGCCGCCTGCAATTCCTCGTTCGTCCATTTACTGTAGTCGCTCATTGTCCGTCGCCGTGTATGTCGTCAAGCTGCGTTATTTCTTCAGCAGGTGGTGGCCGCTGCTGGCGTACCATTTCTCGGCTTCCTCTTTCGAGGCATCGAACTCGCCATTGCGAGCGCGTTCAGCGAGCGCATGTTGATTTGCCTTCTCCAGAGCGACGACCAGATCAACGATAGGCGTGGCCGACTCGCTCTCGAAGTCGTCGAAGCGCCCAAGGCGGGCCAGGGCTTCCAGGTCGAACAGCCCGGCCGCATGCAGGACTTGGGCGAGCTTTTCTTTCGTCGAGATCACGTCACTCTCTGACCGGGACCGGGTTCGGCGACGGCAGTTCGTCGGCTGCTTTCTGGAGCGCCCATGCGACATCCGGCGAGAACCCTTGCGGCGGACGCGGGCCGAGCAGCGCGGCGCTGAAGGCTTCGACCACTTCGACCTTTGCCCGAAGGATCTGATTATCGCGGCGCAGGTTCTCGATTTCATGCTTTGCTTGTAGCAACAGGTGTTTCATGGTTTCCTTTCGGTGTTTGATGATATGAAAAGGCGCTCACCCGTGGGATTTGAACCCACGTCACCTTGCGGCTTCCAAGTGGTTCGTTTCGGTTCTGCATGCGTCCACGCAGACCCTTTGCCGGGAGCATTGTTCATTTCTCGTCCTTGAACCAGCAGAACCGCTCGCGCGGCCAGTGGATGTATCGGTGCGCGCCGGTCGTCTCGTCCGTGACCTGGGCGATAGCTAGCACCGTGTTGTTGGCAGTCCAGAAGAAGTGTTTCACGTTCTCGTAGACCACCTGTACGGTGGAGTCGTCGCGGTAGATGGTGAGCTTTCTCACGGGGCTTTAGTGGAAGTAAAGGCGCTCACGCCCGTTGTTCTTCAAGATCGCTGAAGTCCTTGCTCGGCTCGAACCAATCGTTCTTGACGATGTGCCCGATGGCATGGACCTTCACATGCTCGGCGCGGACTCGGATCGTTTTCCCTTTGAGCTGATCCCATCGCGACACCCCTGCGACTTCCATCACTCGCCAGATGAAGTGCCCGGCGTAATTGGGGCCAGTCAGGCGGTGATTGGTAAAGCCCTTTGGTAGATATAGCGCGTAGCCGCCGAATCCCTGGCAACCGAAATCGCCGTAATCGAGCGTGAGCCACGCGGATAAGCAACCGTGATCGTCGTTCGTGATCCCGGCTTCTTTGATGACGGCGTTCTTCGTTTCGATCATGTTTTCTCCGGGGTTTTGCTATCTATCAAGCTCATCAATACGCCTCGATTAACTGCTCGCCGCGCGTTTCGATGTTGGCGTAGCCAACGCCATGGACACCGACAGCAACGGCGATCCCGAGGTATCTGTCCTCCTCGCCAAGATCATCGCCCATGACGTTCTCGATGTCGTCCAGCGTGCAGCGGAACCGCTTGGTAGCCTCGCGCATCGTCGGGTACTGCGTGCCTCTACCGGCGTCCTCGTGCTTCTTGGCGTAAGCGCGAGCCCAGCGCCAAAGGTCGATTGCATTTGCGCTCATGTCTTGAGCCCTATTTCAATGCGGTTGTCGAGTACATCCATGTTCGTCGTCCACTCCGGCTGGGCGCGCATCAAGTCGCTCTCCTCGCTGGTAAACCATTGCGTGCCGTCCATCCTGCGCCCAAGCAAGCGCTCGGCAACGTCTCGCGGGATGTAGCCGGTCGGCTTGAGCAGCGCCTTATCCATGAACACGCCGTTTTTCCGGCTGTCCTCGATGACGAGCCATTCCCTCATGTCGCGCCTTCTCCCTTTACACGAGCCCGTTTCAGATCGTCGTCCGTGAAGCTGCATTTGAACTTTTCCAGCAGATTCCAGGAGCCGCTAGCTTTGCCGCCGCCGATGCGAAGGCTCGCACCTTCGAGGATCAGGCACTTAAACCCGGGCGTCATGGCATCTGCGTAGAGGCCGATGATGACGTTGTGTGTCTTGTTCTTAGCCATTCGCTTGTCCCCGCTGCGAAGCGGTGATCTCCTCGTCATGCTTCACGGGCCTTGCTCTTCGGAACGGGCTGATTCGTTGCCCGCTCATACGCTCGATCCGTGACGTAGGAAAGCTCGCCATACCCGCCGATCGAATAGCCGATGAGCTGAGCCAGTTGCTGGCGATCCTCGCGGTCGAAGTCCATCATCGCAATCTCGTTCAAACTCATGCCGCGCGACGAAGCCCAATCGAGAAGATGGCTGACGATCTTGTTTTCCTTGAAGCGGACCACGCCCAGGTGATCCCGCACGAGCGGCTGAACCGGGTGCTGTCTTTTCATGGCGGCGTTGTTCCTTTAATACGGCGATCCGCATCCGCCCATGCCTCGGCGGCCGTGAAGCCAACTCCAATATCGCGACCCTCGCCACTGATGGTGATGATCGCTACCGGCTGACTCTCGGCCTCTGACATGAGAAGCCAGCGCGAATACGCATTCCGATGGACCATCAGGACGCGCTGCTTCGGCGTGAGTTTCATGGGGTTTTTCCGTCTGAACGACGCATTTCCTCGTCTACCTGTGCCCGCACAGCATCGAGAGGCTCGCCACTGTTCCCCACGGTATAGCGAAAGCGCTCGACATCCTTGATGAGCATCCGCAGCACATCGGCGGCGTCCATCGGCGTCAGTCCGTAGAACGGCGCGAGCAGCGGAAGCAGGCCGTGCGGGTCAGTGTTCCGGGGTTCTATTGCGGACGAATGCGCTTGAAGCTCTCGAATGGTTCGACGAAGAAGCGCTTTCTCGGTATCGTCGGATGGCCGATCTCCCTTACCTAGCAGAGCGGCAATTTCTGCTTGATAATCGCGCGCATGTTCGTCGGCGATGGCAAGCTCGCGCTCAAGCTCAGCAATTCGCTTTTCCGCGTTCTCTTGCGTGCCTACGTCCACAAGACGCGGTTTGGTAGAGGACGAAGGAGTGTCCTCGTGATATTTCCGGCGCCAGTAATCGGCGTTGGCGCGGGCCGCGTCTCTGTCCGTTTCGAGTTGTCGAACGAGGTCGCCGCTTGTGTTGTCGGGCGCCTGTTCGTGGGATGAAAGCGCGCTTTCTACGTCGGCGACTGCGATTTCGCTTTCGGCATTAAGTAGATCGTCGGCGCAGCCGCAGCCCGGAAAGCCAAGCGGGCAGAAGCCCATTGCCTTGAGCGGCTGTTTGTCGGCATCGAGATAGCCGTAGGTGCATTTCCACTCCGGGTTATGCTGCACCAGACCGCGCAGGATCGTGTTTTCCTTGCGAAGCCGCTCTATTTCGCCGGGTTCTATGGCAGATGAAGGAGCGCGAATGCGTTCGATCAACTGCGCCAACATGCTCATGTCCGCTGGGCGATGAGAGATGCGCCCGGCGTCCATCAGTACGTTGACCAGCTTGCCGCTCGGCAGCGATGCCAGCCACGCCATCGTTTCGTCGGAGGGCGCGGAGAGGTCGTGCTTATCGAACTGTTGTGGATCGTTCACAGCGGGCCTCCGTCTTTCATGGCTTCGTCGATCGCTTCGTCCAGCGATTCTCGCCAGTGCCAGCTACCTACGTCCCAATTTGGAGAATCCGAGTGACGGGCCTCCCAGCCGCCGCCGTTCATCGACCGACGCACAACTACGTCACCGTCGCGCCAGGCCCGATAGCGGATGGCGTCTCGGTCCTTCGTCTCCGATGGGAGCGCGTTGCGGTATGCGGTCATGAACACGCGGCCCATTTCCTCGCACGCCTTGGTCCCCCAATTGCTGCCTTCACGTAGCAGCATCATGTGGACTTCGCGGCTGGCTGCGTCCAGTGCGGCCTGGTCGTATGGGGTAGACGATTGCGTCACTTGGCCCTCGCTTTCAGCATGGCGTCGGCCGCGTAGTAGGCATACGCCGCCGCTTTGTCGAACAGCTCGGTAAGGACTGGATCATCGCCGGGAGTTTGATCGGCCGCGACCCGGATGCACTCGACAATGGCCTGCGCCGCGAAGTAGTCGCGCAGGGACATGCCGTCCTCGGCCTCGTTGCCGGAATGCTCGTCGATGCTGTTGAGGCCGTTCCAGCCAGCAGGACGCGGGAATGCTGCTCCACCTTCGCGTTTCATTTCTTTTCTCCGTCGTTGTGTGTGGCATCAATGCCCGGTGCAGCAGCCGCAGGGCCGGGGGCGTGACTCCCCGTGTCGGTGTTCGGGTTAGCCTGACTCTTTAACGCGGTCTGACCCTGCGGCGCTGCATTCTTGAGGGCGCGGATCGCGTCTGCTGCTGACGTGAGGACGCGATGGGCGCCCATGCTCTCGGCATACGGCCCGTTGCCTGCGCGAGACTCGACAACCGCCGCGCATTCCTCGATGATCTTGTCGCGGTTCGACTCCGGTGGTGACCCCGAGCGTGTCTTCAGCCAAGCCGAGAGCTTCACCAAATCTTCATTGCGGAACCACAGCCTCCCGCCGCAGCCTTCCCATTCCCATTCCAGCGCGATGCCGAGCTCGTCGTCCTGAAATTGGTAGTTGACCTCGTCATCTTTGATGAGCAAGTCGTCCGCGCTTTTGTAGCTGTGGGGATTGTTCACTTGCATTTGCGCAGGTAGAACGTGAACGGCTTGACCCGCGGCTTGCGATTCTCCTCGGCCGCGAGATCAAACTCCGCGATGAACTCTATGGCACGGGGCGGCATTTGATACGGCACGTCATTGATCCGAACGATGGAAACGCCGACATTTACGTCGTTCGTCGAGGGGATATCTTTGATTGCCAATGCGATCGGACACCACTTGCACATGGTCGCCGCGCCGTACTTGATGTCGTCCGCCTTGACGGAAACGCGAACGCGCTTTGCCACTCCTTCTTCCGTGCTCAAAGCCCGGCTCATGCGTCCTCCCCGAGGTCGCGGAGAATTTCGGTTACGCGCTCGAACTCGGGCCACGCTTCCTCGCCCTCGAAGTCTTCCGGCTTGCAGCCGCCCATTACCTCGATCTTTCCGGTCAGATCCTTCAGCACCTTGAGCAGCTTCGGGCCGGCTTCTTTGATCTTCTCCTGGCGCTTTAATTCCTTGTTCGCGGCCAGCCTCTGGCGCTCCCTCTCCTTCTCGAAGGCGACCGCTTTGGCGATCAACCCATCGCGCTTAATTACCTCGAATACCTGCCGTACAGTCTCCGCGTTCTTGGGTATATCGAGCGACAGCTTCCGCGTGTCAAAGAAATCGGGGCCGCGCCTGTCGGTGTTTTCGAGCGGGTTCTTGTAGATCACCGCATCGTCGTCCAGCTTCAGCGTGTCGATGTCGAACCAGACGTGGAACTTAACGCCGTCCGCATGCCAACTCGCCGATGCTCTCTTGCTATAGCTCGACGTGGTTACGTGGATGTTCGAAATCTTCTTTGCTTCCATGGTTGCCTCCTAGTTATGTACGTACAGAATAGGCTCTTGATTTCCACTTGTCAAGAGTTTTGTACGGACATATAATCCGGCCATGGACAAAGCAGAGAAGCGCCCCCCAGGCCGTCCCCGCATCGGGGAGGGGGAGGAAGAGCGGCTCGAAATCAGGGTCTCAGAGGCCCGCAAAGAGGCGTATACCGCCGCCGCCGCCCGCAGGGGGCTGAAGCTGGCCGCATGGGTAAGGGCCGTCCTGGACCGCGCCAGCAAGCGGTAAGCCGGGGCTTGGTCAGTCATAAAGCGACGGCTTCCGGTTTCCAAGCCCGTGCGATGTGCTGCGCCAGCACGGCGGGAATCTTGGCGATCATGGCGGACGCGAATTTCCGTTTGACGCCGATATGCTGGCGCTTGTCCTCTTCGCTGCGTTTGATTTTCACGCCCTCCACCAGATGACCGTATCGCTCTGCGGCCTGGACATTGAAACCTTTGTCGCCTAGATCAATACCGCCGCATTTGATGTGCTCGGCCGGGTTCGTCAGGTGGCGCGTGTGGCCGTGACCGTCGCGCTTGTTGACGTGCCCGGTCGTCTTTCTTCCGTCAGGATTCTGACCGTGCCCGCTCGTGGTGTTATGGGCGATGTTGAACCAGGACCCGCCGCTGTTCTTGATGGCGCGTTCGGCATGCGTGTTGAATGCAAGCCCAGGAACGTGCTTCGGATGACCTGGCGGATACCAGCCCGCGCCCATCGTCGTAACCTTTACCGCTTTCGTCATCGGCATCAGCGCCGGCACGTCGCCCCACAGGTGGAAGCTGCCGAAGTTCCAGCGGGACCGGCCTACCCACTTCTGAGCTCCGCGGACGTTCTCGACGACCAGGGGGATGAAGTGCCCGGCCGCCTCGATCGCCTCGCGCTGAATCCGGAAGCACGCCTCGAATAGCGAGTTATCCGGGGGCGGCAACGCCTTGGCACGCTTCCACGGCATCGCACGGTAGCTGTACGCCTGGCAGGGCGGGCTGGCGACGATCAGCGCGGCATCCTTGAACTGCCGGCCGTGCAGCGTCAGCACGTTCTGCAGGACGAGCTGCCCCGGATACTTGGCCTCGCCGTACTGGTGGCGCTCGATGTCGAAGCCGACCACGTAGTAGCCCTCCGCGAGCAGCCCTTCGGTCCAGCCGCCGAGCCCACAGAAAAGGTCGATTGCCAAGGGCTTCATGCCGTCGCCGTGTCGAAGGAGAAAGCCCGAGTCACAGCCCTTGCGACTCCAGCCAGTCGGCAATGGACTCGCGGGTCTCGCCTCGGTCATTGCGCTTGTAAACCTGATCGGTAATCAAGTAGTGGACGCCGAACACTTCGGCAACTTGTGAATAGGGCCATGCCTCGGTCTCTCGCTTGTACGAAAGCACTTCGTTCATTCTTCCGGCGCCCTCGAATGCCGCACCAAGAGCACAGCTACGGCCATCAAAAAACCACTCTCCAGTGCATTGCGGGCGCATGACTGCCCCGATCCGCATGGCCGCAGACATCTTCAGCATGCCGACCTTGACCGGCACCGATTCTCCTACTGCTTTCTCTTCTACGAACATCGTTTTCTCCTATGAAATTACGGGGTTCGACAACCCAGGGGATTGCGGCGATTACCTACGCGGCGGAAAGCTCGGGCTGATTCGCGTCGGCCTTTGGCGCGTTTTCCCCGACGTAGGTGTAGCGGCTCGGGTTCTCGATCACCACGAGGACGCTGCTGCCGGTCGTGTCCGCAAGCTCATGGCTCTCTTCGGTGTTGAACATCGTCAGCACCGCCTTGACGCCATCCTTGAACGTAACGGACTCCACGCTTGCTCTGAATCGCGTCCTGTCGTCGCTGGCGATCAACTCGACCGCAGCCCTTACCGCCTTCGCTACATCGTCCTGAACCTCGCGCAGCACCCTCTTTTGCTGCTCCTCGGGCAAGCGCAGCCACGGCTTTTCCAGCGAGCGAAGTTGCCGGGTTGCGGCGCTCATCAACTCGCCCATGAGGTATTCGCGGGCGAGGTCGGTTGCAGATTTCTCGACTACTTCTGCTTCAGTGGTCATCAATTTCTCCTATGAAAATCAGTTAATTGCCTTCGTCGTGTACCTAACGAAGCCCCGGCCACCAGCTCAAACCGAGCTTCTGTGCCGTTCTCGAAATCTGCTCCTCGGAGAAACCCGCGGCGTACAGGCTGTCCAGAGCGGCCACGAGTTTTAGTTCTTCCTTGTTCATGTCGCCACCGCCGTCTTCTTCTGCTTGCGGATCCACTTGATCGCACCCGGCGCCTCGTCGGCGTCCATGTCCTTCAGGTCCTTCAGGTCGGCCTTGGCGAGCAGCGCCTCCATCGACACACCGCACTCGGACATCGCCGCATGGATGGCCTCGAGCTGCTCGGGTGCTACCTTGACGGACGATTCCTGAACGATCTCGGCATTGCCCATGTTGCGCGCCGGGATGTCCAGTTCCTCTGCAGGCGTGGGCTTGAAGCCGGCGAGCACCACCACCCACGCGAGCGCGTTTCGCATGGCCTTCGCGCAAGCGCGCGTCTGCGCCATAGAGCGAAGCTGGAATAGAGGCACCGCTTCGTCGCCAGCGAGCACGCGCTGCTTCTTCGGCCGGCTCTTTCCGTCCGGGCTTTTTTCCCAGATCAGCTCCGCGCTGCCCGGATCTTCGGCGGACGTTCCGCCGGACTTCTTCACGTAGTGCCACTCGTACTTCGGCCGCGCGCTCCACTTCGGCTCGTCGTTCAGGCACATTGCCTCAGCGCTGGACACGACGTTGCCGCTCGTCACTTGCACGGCGTCGGCGAGCGCTTCCCAGCCTTTGATCTCTCCGAACTCGACATAGTTGGTCGATTTGATGCGGGGAGAGATTCCGTAGAAACGCCCGACAGTCTGCCAGTCCTCGAACTCGAGGTACTTCTCCCCGTTGAACAGGACCGGGTTGGGCTTTCGGTCGATCACTTCTTTGAGCGCGACGGCGGCGCGGCGAGCCTCCTCGAGTACCAGCTCCGGCGGGCGCGCGACGATCAGTTCCTGGGGCAGTACGGTGACTTCGTTGCTCATTTCGATTCCTTTGGGTATTCGCTGCCGATTTCTCGGCCATCTGTTGAGGGTTGTCCGCGCGATCCTTCGCCGAACCCGCGTGGGTAGCCCTCAAGGTGATCTGGCAAGCGCGCCTTGGCGGCGATGTAGCGGCCGCGGCGCGCACAGTTCCACCAGCTCGGGCAATTCGGCTCGTGCGTGCACGGGACGAAATCGAATGGATGGCTCATGCCGCCTTGGCTTTGGGCAGCTTCGCCATGCATAGGCGGCGCAGGGCTCGCCAGTTCTTGAGCGTCGGCGTGAAGTAGTAGCGGATGAACGCGAAAATCATTTGGCTCTCACTCTCGGTTTGATGGCGCGCACGACGCTCTCGGGTTCGCTCGGTTTGCTCGGCGTGCGCTCACGCCAGCCAGGGCAGAGACGATCCCAAGTGGCGCGTACGTCCTGCTTTGCTCGGTCGGTGAACTCGAACGGGAAGGAGCCGTCGGGGCGCCGCGGGTCAAAGAGGCGCCCGCTCATATGGACATCGCGATCATTGCCAAGACGAAACAGACACCGACAACGACCCAATCAATTTCCGGCTCGTCGAACATCTGGCCTCCCTTTCGCCACAGTGGGGCGTAGGAGGCCATTGTCTATATTTTTAGACTTGTGTCAACTATTTCAGACACGCTACCCGAGGCAGCGGTAAATCAGAGACTTACGCTGGCGGGAAGGGGAGGATGGTGGCCTTCAGGCGGGGTTCCATCTCGGCGAGCTTGTGGGCGAAACCGCGGATCGCCGAGCGACGCCGCTCGTTGCAGTGCTTATAGTCTTGGAGCAAATTCTCTATCAGAGCGGTGTCGTCATCGCCGTTTATTGCGACCACGTTGTTTTCCGACTGTTCCATTTTCCCCTACGATGGCATCGGCGGCGGCGGCGATTTCGTTCACGCCTTCCTCGTCAGTATCCAGTAGCGACAATACAACTTCAAGGATTTTCTGCGCTTTTTGCGCGTTCAGAACAGCCCTTTTATCCCTGTGTACGCTGCTGGACATATCGTCGTGCCTGCCCGTACCGAGCCAGCGCGCGTCGCACTTGAACTTGTCGGCGATGTCCCAAAGTTGGTCGGCGCGCGGGAGGGTTCCTTTCATGTAGCCGTCCACATGCTGCTTACTCACGCCGAGGTAAATCCCGAGCGCGGTCTGGCTATTGGGCGCCCCGGACCAAAGTCCGGCGACCCTTGCGTTTTCAGCGGCTTGCATAAATCTACCGCCGAAGTCAGCGTCTATTTTCTTGGACATTTGGAGAAATTTAGCAAGACTCGAGTCCGACCGTATTGACAGCCGTCTATAAATATAGACAATGGACGGCAACATGACCTTCGAAGACATCGTGAAGTACTGGGGGAGCGTTGAGAAAGCCCGGGTGGCTCTAGGCCTAAAAACCCGGCAGACGCTCTACAACTGGCGCGATGGCGGCGTGCCCGACGGCCAGCAGGCGCGCATTCAAATCCGGACACGGGGGAAGCTGCGAGCCGACGAATCGGCTCGAGCTTGAGATATGACGCGCGAAAAGCGAACCGCTGATTTGAAGATTTATTCCACACCGAGCGTCGAGAAGACGCTGATGGAACTCGCGCAGGAGGAGGGTAGATCGTTTTCCGCATATTGCCACCGCGTCCTTGAAGAGCACGTTGCGATGAAGATATTCAAGCAGACGATTAGCGGAGCCGGAAGAACCAACTAATCGCAAAGTAGGGCAGTGAAAAAAATTTGACCGCGTAGTAGGGCGGTCCGGACTAGACAAGGACACCCTTGAGATTTTCCCACCCCGGCGCTCTCCTCCTCCTTCCCATCAGCGCCGGGGTTTTTTCTTCATGAGGCGCGCGGCACGGCGAGACGATAATCACGCCGAGGTCAAGGCCGTGTTCGAGCGCCTGGACTGCAGCGTGCTGGATGTGGCGGGCATCCCGTGCGGGTTCGATCTCATCGTGGGCTACAAGACGCAGGCGATCCTGGTCGAAGTGAAGGACGGCGAGAAGCCACCTAGCGCGCAGAAGCTCACCGAGAACGAAGCGCTCGCGCATCTGCGCTGGCGTGGCCCGAAAGCGATCGTGAAGAACAACGACGAAGCCGCTGCGGTGGCGAATCTTCTGCGGCGCCGGCATTTCTCCGTGATGGAGGGCCTGGATGCCGATCGACTGGGAAGTTGACGCTCCGCAGGAGCGCTATCCCGCAGAAGCGCACGACGAAATAGACGCAATTCTGGTTGAGCGCAACGCGGCGGTTGCGGAAGCAAAGCTGTGGCTGCGACGCCTGCGGCAAGTGCAGCGCGAGAACGAGCGGTTCAGGCGGGACCTGTCTGATTGCTCAAAATCGCTCGATAGTTGGGAGGCCGCTTACTACGATCT